CTACAGTTAACTGGTGGAGTTGGCGCACAAGGTACGTTTACCTGGAACGCTGACGAGGAAACGGTAGATTTAGTACAGAACGGCGCTACACTACAGCTAGGCCAGGAGGTTCAAATACACTGTAAAAACCAAACTGGTGCGTTAATACCAGATGGCACGCCAGTATATGCAGTTGGAACACTAGGCGCTAGTGGGCGTATTAAAATAGCGCCAATGATTGCTAACGGTACAATAGACGCTAAATATTTTTTAGGTGTTACAACAGAGGATATAGCTAATGGCGATGATGGCAAGGTAACTACTTTTGGTAAAATTAGGGGGCTAAACACAGCGGCATATACAGAAGGACAAACACTATGGGTTAGCAGCACTGTGGCTGGTGCTTTTCAGACCACCAGACCACTTGCGCCTAACTTGGATTTAGAGGTAGCTATTGTGATAAATAGCCACGCTAACAACGGAACTATCTTCGTTAGGGCTAATAACGGACACTATTTAGGTACTGCCCACGATGTAAACATTTCAAGCGTTGCAGAAAACGACTTGTTGGTTTACAAAACAAACCGATGGGTAAACACCAAAAGCATTGGTGACTTATCTGCTGCAAACGTAACATTAACTGGCTACCTACGAGGCCCAGAGGTATTTGTAATTGACCCAGCAGCTTTTGGAAACAATACTGGGCTTGTGCAGATTTTAGGGGACTTGCGTGTAGATGGTGTAACCACCACAATTAATTCAACTACGATAAGCGTAAGCGATAAGAACATAACGCTTGCCAAAGATGCACTTACTGCTGGAGATGCAAATGGGGCTGGAATTACTATTGCTGGTGCAAACGCAACGCTGACTTATTTGTCAGCTAGTGATGACTTTACTTTTAACAAGAACGTAAACGCAAGCAGATTTTTTGGGCCATTAACTGGCAATGTAACTGGAACTGTAAGCACATTATCCAACCACGATACAGACGATTTAAACGAAGGTTTAACTAACCTATATTTTACAACTACAAGGGCAAGGGATTCGTTTTCTGCTGGCACTGGTGTAGCAATTAACGCTGGTGAAATATCTATAGGGCAGTCAGTAGGCACTACAGACAACGTTACTTTTGGTATTGTAACTGCGAGTTTAAGTGGCAACGCGTCAACTGCAAGCGCATTGGCAAACGCCAGAAACATAGCCCTTGATGGTAGCGTAACTGGTAACGCTGATTTTGATGGTAGCGGTAACATTACAATTACTACTACAACCAACCATAACCACGATAACCTATACTACACCGAAACAGAAAGTGACGCAAAGTATTTGCTAAACACCACAGATACGCTTGATGGTGATTTAACTGTTACTGGTCAGTTAAGCGTTACTGGTACTATTGATTTATCAAATGCAGATTTAAACATAGGTGCTGCTGACATTATCTTTGATACAATTTCTACTGGCGCAAACAGAGGTTTAATATGGAACGTAAGCCCAAGCGGATTTTTATCTAAACTTGTTGGTGGTGGTGCAGATGGTGGCAAGGTTACCTTGTTTGCCAATATGGATGATTCTATTACTACTGGCAACATATTTGAAATAAAAGATGGTAGCACTGGGTCTTTGTTTTTAGGCCTTTCACACGCTGGTATATTGACTGCTGGGGGTGGTACTTCTACGCAGTGGAATACAGCGTACAATTACAGCCAAATAGGTCACTTGCCTTTGGCTGGTGGAACGCTTACTGGAGGTATAACTGTGACTGCTGGAGAAGGTCGGGAGGTTGCAACTTATTTACCATCGTCTTACACAACTGATGATTTAGTTTCTGGACACGAGTATGGTTGGTATGATGACCATTGGAGATTAGGAATGACAAGGTCTTCTTCTACCCCAGGTGCTGATTTTGTCGTTCAATGGAATGGAAGCAGACGATTATCATTAACAAACGGAGGTAACTTAACTGTTACTGGAACTTTGTCTGCAAGTGGTTACAACAAGTCAAATTGGGACAATGCATACACGCTTTTAAATAGCGGTAGTTCGGGTTTTTATGGTCTTTTGTACAGCAGTTTAGATGGCGATTTAAATACTTATAATTTACCTGGGCTTTATAGCGCAGAGTACACTGGGACTACAAATAGACCGCTTGGAAGCAGTGGCCACTTCATACAAATTTCAGACGCTGGAGGTAATGATGTAAAAACGCAGTTTTATTATAATTATCAAGGTGACAGATTATTTACAAGGCTGCAATGGGGCGGTGGGCTTTGGAAAAGCTGGAGAGAGTTAATACACGATGGAAACATTGGAAGCCAGTCTGTTAGTTATGCCACAACGGCTGGAAGCGCGACTGACAGCACAAAATTGCCTTTGACTGGCGGTACAATTACTGGTAATTTAGACATTACTGGTCGCATAAAGTTTGGCGGATACAGCTACATAGGTGAAGATTTATCTGACCAAGACAGCTTAACTATTGCGTGTGATAGTTCAGAGTCTATACACTTTGCACAATACAATATAGCCACTGAAACATACAGCACCAAAATGGTTTTAAATCCAAGTGGGTATTTAGGAATAAATATATCCAACCCAGCGGATTATTTACATATATCTGGGCCAAATGATTTTTCACGAGGTATAAGATTTTCGGAAAGTGATGGTGACTATTTAAGCAAGATAACTTTTAGCAGCCAAGGCGGTGCAAATAGCAACTGGGGATTAAATTTTTATACGCCAAACGCTGAAACTACGCAAGTTTTAAATATGGCTTTGCGTGGCAATGGACGTGTTGGTATAAACATAGCAGACCCAAGCGAAACTTTACACGTTAATGGGACAGCGTATATTAACGAAACGCTTTATGTAAACGGTGCAACAACTATTGATGATAATTTATTTGTTAATGGTTATGTTAGAATACCACAAAACAACGCATTAAGGGCTGGGTCTGGCCTTAATTGGCTTATAGGCCAAGATGAAACAACCAATATAATACGTATAGGTTCTAGTGCTGTTGCAAATGATTTTATATTTAACAGCACAAGTGGAAACATTGTAACAATTAAATCAAACGGATACACTGGAATTGGAAATTCAGACCCACAATATAGGCTTGACGTTGGTGGAAATGGAAGGTTTACTAGTTATCTAGACGTAAACAGTTATATTAACATTAATGGTTTTGTAAATACTGGCAATTACTTTGAAAAGCTATTGGACACTGGTTTTCCTCACGGACAAGCAAATTTAGCAGTTGACATACGTTTTGGCAATGTTGGTTTTTGGGGATATATTGAGGTTGAAATAACTGGAACATATTCTAACCAAAATACCCCAGGCAAACTAAGCAAGGTTTATGCTGTTGGAACAAACCCAGGCAATAATATATATGCAAACGAAAGCCGAGTGGTTGATGCGTTAGGCCCTATTGCTGATAATATATCTTTAGGTTCTTTTGAGTGGGATGGCGCACAAAGTTTGTATAGAATACCTATTTCCCATATTGTTTCAACTGGAAATAACTATACTGTAAAAGTAAAAATGTTTACACACGGAGGCGGTGCTTTTGGGGCTTTTAGCAACCTATCTATATCGCCTACATACAACAGAACTGCGTTTGCCAGAAACTATGTACATTATAATGACCGAGTAGGGTTTGGAACTGTTTCACCAGAAACAAATGTACACGTTTCAAGCACTGGTCACACAAAATTAAGGGTGGGAACTACTGGAGTTGCTGACGCGTCTATTGAAATACACGGTTATGATGCTGGACTTCATATTGGCGACCCTACTAATGGAAATAGATGGGCTATATGGAATGACGGACTTAGCACTTCCTCAAGTTTAAAAATAGGCAGTTACGCATTAGGTACTTGGTATGCTGATTCATCGCAAGCCGTTACAATTACTTCATCTGGTTTGGTCGGTATTGGAACTGTTTCGCCAGTCATTGCTTTATCTGTTAGAAAAGATGTAAATGATTGGATAGGTCAGTTTAAAAATTATGGTGATAGTGCTTATGGGTTAACGGTTGATTTAAGTGGTAGCACTGGTGGCCAACTTGGATATGCGCTTGGTGTTTACACGCAAGGAGGTACTGGTATGTTTGTTAGAAATGATGGACGAGTTGGCATAGGCACAATAAACCCAAGCCAAAAAATATCTGTAGAAGGCGGTTCAATAAAGCTAAATAACGACAATGCTGCTGGTTCTTATTATTTATGGTTAAATAAAAAAGAAGGTCAAGATGGCGGTATATTATTGCAAAGAGATAATGCGCTTGAATGGCAAATAGTAAATATTGGTTCAAGTGGTGATTTATTTTTTTACTCTTATGGAAGCGGCAGTGTTGCGATGACCATAAAAAAGTCAAACGGTTCGGTTGGCATAGGCACTACTTCGCCAGATTCTTTGCCTTATGGTGGAGGCGGAAAGTTCGCGGTTTATCAAAGTGGTTCGTCAAGTTTTTGGATTAATGGAAATGAAATGTCACTTGATGGGCAAGGCGCGTACAGAGATTTAAGTTTTTACTTTAGATACAGCAGTAGTGCTACCTTACAAACTGATTCATATTTCAGATTTGTACAAAACGCTACTGGTCAAGTAATGACCATTGCTAGTAATGGCTATGTTGGCATAGGCGCAACTAGTATGTCATCTAAACTAACTATTTACGATTCATCAAACACCACCGCTGGGCAGCAGATTAGACTTGGTTTAAGTGGGTCTTTTGACTACACAATGGGCAGAAACCCAAACACTGGTTATTTAGATTTTAATGGATATAATACTGCTGGAAGCGTTTATTTAGGCGCACATTTTCAAGTACCAATTAAAGGAGGCCAAAGAGGAAATCAAAACATAGTAAGGGATGGGCTTACCTTGTATCTTGATTTTAATGATAGGGCTTGTGTTGGAAACGAAGGTTCATCTACCCCAGGTGTTACTAGTTTAGCGTCAATTAATTACCAAATTGATTATTATGGTGGTGCTAATTTTGAACGCAAAGATGGTATTGGCACAATGTTTTTTGATAATAATGCCGACTACTTAATTGTCAGAAACTTTTTTGCCACTACGTCTAACACATACGAATTGTGGATTAATTCAACAGCTTGGGGCGTAGGTACTGTTTGGGACACTATATGGGATTCTGGAACTGAAAGACCACTTCTTGGGTTTTACAATGGTCAACCCATTTTTTATCCAGATGGCGCAGTTGGTTCAGCATTAAGCACAAATAAATGGTATCAAGTTGTGTTTGCTGTAAACAATGACGATGACTACGATGTTTATGTAAATGGCTACAAAATTGCTGACGGGTTAAACTATTCAAGCAATCAAAGAACTGGAGTGTTTGACGCTTGGATTGGTGGTGATGGCGGACTAGAGTCTTTTTACGGGCATATTGGAATTGTAAGACACTACAACAGACAGCTTACAGAAGCTGAGGTTTTAATAAATTACAATGCAGACGTACAAAGATTTGCAAATGTAACGCCAGAACTTGGTACATACATTAAGAACGGGATTTTATATGCTGGCAGTAACATTGAAGCAAGCAATTTAAATTTAAAGTTAAACGGAAACATAAATAAAATTGGTTCTGGAAGCACCCTAAAAATTATCAATTCAAACGCCATTACAGAAATGTTTGTTAATGGCAGTGGCAACTTGGGGATTGGAATACAAAACAACACTGCGCTTGCAAAGGTTCACGTTGGCGGAACTTTTACTGGTGGCTACACAAGTGACGCAAGCGTTGGCCCTATGCTAGTACACAACAGCAGCACAGACATTTCAACTTTTGGCATTAAAGTAAAATTAGATGCTACTACTTTTGGGGCTGCAATGGCATTTTGGCAAGGCAGTACACTTCGTGGTTACATTGGATTGTCGTCTGGTGGTACAAGTTATTCCACTTCGTCAGATTACAGACTAAAGGAAAACGTGGTAACGCTTGATAACGCAACCGAAAAGGTAATGCAGTTAAAGCCAAAGAGGTTTAACTTCATTGATGGCGATGGCGTTGTTGTAGATGGGTTTTTAGCGCACGAGGTTCAAGAGGTTATACCAGTGGCAGTGCAAGGTGAAAAGGATGGGGTTGACCACCAAGGCAACCCAATTTACCAAGGCATTGACCACTCAAAACTTGTGCCGCTACTTACAGCGTCTTTACAAGAGGCGTTAAAACGAATTGAAATTTTAGAGGAAAAAATAAACAACTTAAATAAATAATTATGGCAAATACTTACACTTGGAAAATTAACGCAGTTGACTGCTACACTTCAAAAGATGGTTTGGAAAACGTGGCGTACAATGTACACTGGACTTTGATTGCAACCAATGGCGAACATACAGCGTATAGCATTGGTGTTCATTCTATTGGTTCACCTAACCCAGACAACTTTGTTGCCTTTGAGGACTTAACAGAGGAAAACGTAATAGGCTGGATTGTGGCAGCGCTTGACGTTGAAACAATGAAAGCTAACCTGGATAAACAAATAGAGGATTTAGTAGCGCCTAAAGTAGTTACGTTGCAACTTAACAAGCCAGTCACTGAACCAGTTATTGAACCAGTGGTTGAACCAGTTGTTGAACCAGAGGCATAAATAACTATCTTTGCGTAAACCAAAAAGCAAACATTATGGCACAGATTACTGAACAAGAGTTAAAAGAACTACAAGAACAAGAAAAGAAAAAATCTGCGATTGTTCACGACTTAGGCGTTATTGAGTTACAGAAGCACGAATTTTTACACGTGTTTGCTGCTATTCAACAAGAACAAGCCGAAACAAAAAAAGCGCTTGAAGAAAAATACGGTAAGATTAACGTAGACCTACAAAGCGGCGAATACACAGAAATTGTAGAGGAAGCCGAAGCGGTAGAAGAATAAATGCCAGTTTTAAACGGTACACAGTTTGGATTATTTGAACGCACGCAGCTGGTGGGATATTCTACTGGCTGCACGCTTTCTTTAAGTCAAGACCTACCAGAAAAAACTACTAAAGATTCTGACGGCTGGGTGGAACTTATGCCTGGTTTACGGTCTGCTGAAATTAGAGTAACTGGTTTAGTTAATTACGACGCTGATTTGAACTTTGAACAATTAGCCAACCGTATAATAACCAAGCAAAAAGTAACCTACATTTTTAGATACGGTAACCATTATTTCTGGGGCTATGGATTTGTCCAGGACGCCGAGGAAATAACTAACCAGGACGAAACGGTTAGTTTTACCGTTACTATAAAGTTGTGGCGCAATTTATATTACGGTCTTTACACTGACCAGCTGCCGTGGGATTTGATATTTACGCCATGGGAGGATATGCTAGTACAGTGGGAAAGCGCCTAAAATATGTACTAAAAATACCTATCTTTACAAAAATTTAGAACAACAATTTAATTTAAAAATATGGCCACAACTGGAACATTTAACGGGACTAACCTACTTTTAAAAGTTGAAGGCACAACTGTTGGACACACCACCAGCTGTACTTTGTCAATTTCACACGATTTACCAGAAGCTACCACCAAAGATTCAGCTGGCTGGGTTGAGGTTATTAGCGGCGCTAGAAGCGGTGAAATTTCTTTTGACGGGTTGGTAGACTATAGCGACGATGCTAACGCTATTGAGTTGGTAGATTACGTAATTGCTAGAACTATGGTAACTTGTGTTTTCGGAACAGTTGCTAGTGGTGATGCTATCTACACTGCCGAGGGTTACATTTCGTCTATTGAACAAACTGCCGATATGGAAAGCCCAGTATCTTACAGCGGTAGCATTACTTTAACTGGTGCTATTGTTAAGTCAACTAACGCCTAATAAGCGTACACAATAAAACGCAACGGGCCTAACAAGGCCCTTTGGCGTTTACATTTATTTATAAAACCATTAACAGCAAACAAATGGCAAACAGACAAAGGGGTTTTTACACCGTAATGATTGGTGGAAAACAAAGAACACTGCACTTTAGTATGAACTTTTGGGCTGCGTTTACTGACGAGTTAGGCATAGGCCTAGCCGACATAGACACAGTATTTACAAAGGCGCTAGATTTAAAAACCATTAGGGCTATTGTCTACAGTGGTATTTTGGCGCACGACCAGGAACAGGGTAACATTATAGATTACAACGTATATACTGTAGGTAGCTGGCTAGAGGACGTAACGCCAGAAACATTAGCGGATATGCTACAATGTTTGACCGAAACAAAGCTACTAGGTAACGACTTGAACGGTGGTATATCCAGGGGCGCTGTAAAAACCACAAAAGAAACAGCAAAAAAAAAGACCCAACTAGGTTAACTTGGCACGATATACTGGACTATTACATAGGCCAGGTTGGTTTAGACCCAGATAAGTTTTGGAGTTATACCTGGTCAGAAATATCTAGACTTGGCGAGGCTTGGCAAATTAACGTCAACCTACATTGGGAAATGCACAGATACACGTCAGCTACTTTGTGGAATACTAAAGCTACAAAGAGGGCGCAAATGATAAGGCCAGACCAGTTGTTTAAACTGCCCCAGGACGTGTATATGGACAACAAAAAACCAAAGAGTACACCAGAACAATTAAAGGCGTTTCTAGACCAGGTAGAGGCAGCAAAGGCAGCAAAAAACTAGCTGCCTTTTTTTGGTTATTTTTGTACTGAAACAAAGCGCAGCAAATGAGTATTTTAAAGGTTGTATTTTCTGGGGACACTACCCAACTAGATAAGGCACTAACAAAAGCACAAAAAGGGTTAGATGAGTTTGGTTCTAAAGCCAGAAGCATAGGCCTAAAAATGTCACTTGGCATAACGGCGCCAATAGTTGCGGCTGGAGGTGCTGCTATTAAATTAGCGTCTGATTTTGATGAAAGTTTAAACAAGGTAGACGTAGCTTTTAAAAATACGTCTGGCGAGGTTAAAGCATTTGCAAAAACCACTTTAAAAAACTTTGGTATTGCCGAAGGTACAGCTTTAGATATGGCTGCGCTTTTTGGTGATATGGGTACTAGTATGGGGCTTTCAACTGGAGAGGCAGCTAAAATGTCTACGGCGCTTGTTGGATTGTCTGGTGACCTTTCAAGTTTTAAAAATATGAACATTGAGGAGGTAACTACTGCCCTTAATGGTGTATTTACTGGTGAAACAGAAAGTTTAAAGCGGCTAGGGGTTGTAATGACCGAAGCAAACCTACAGCAGTTTGCATTAAGCCAGGGAATAAAAGGCAATATAAAAGATTTGACCCAGGCTGAAAAAACTATGTTACGTTACGAATATGTAATGGCTACAACTTCTAACGCACACGGTGATTTTGCTAGAACTGGTGGCGGCGCCGCAAACCAAACGCGACAATTTCAACAAGGTCTACAGCAGCTTGGTGTTCAGTTTGGCCAGGTAATGCTGCCTTTATTCACTAAAATAGTGAACAAGCTAAATGATTTAGTAGAAAAGTTTAGCGAATTGTCACCAGAAACAAAGAAAACTATATTAATTGTTGCTGGACTAGCTGCAGCTATAGGGCCTTTACTTATTGTTATAGGTAGTATGGCGTCTGGAATTAGCGCTTTAGTTGGCGCCTTTACTGTTGTTATACCAGTTTTAGGTACTACTGCTACAGCTTTAGCTGGCTACGCCACAGCTATGACTAGCGCACAAATTGCTACAGCTGGTTTAGTTGCTGCTGTTGGGGCTGGTTTAGCTATTGTAGTTAAGCTAGGCGAAAAAATAGCGCCTACAGTTAGCGCTATTGAAACGCTAAAAAATGCTTTTTTATCTATTGGTGGTGGCGCTGGTTTTGTAATGCGACAAGGCAAAAGCGAAGCTGCTGCCCAAACTAAAAAAGCAGCTGCAAAAAAAGACGAAAGCGTACCAAAAGTTGACGAAGCTATAGTACAGCAACCAGCTGAAACTGCGAAAAAAATAGATATGACCCCAGTGGTCAATGCCTTAAAGCTGACGCCAAAAGGTCTAGTAGACGTAACAAAAACCTGGAGGGTTTTAGGCCCAGGGCTAGGTAAGGAGTTAGTAGATAGTACAGCTTTAATAGTAAAAGCCACTTCAAAAACAAGAGAAGCTACTGGA